TGATGGGATGCCAGACAAATGCGAATGGGATCAACAGCGGTGCACTGACATAATTACTGACAACAAAAAGCAAGCATATGAAGAGAAAGGTTTAAAATGACCCCAGAAGAACGTCGAGCTATTATTAATGCGAATCAACCCACAGTCAGCCTCGCGCATAGCGCGCAAACTTATTTTAATTGGGAGTGGACAGGTTGCGGATTTGGTCAACTAGAAGTTTTTCTGTCAAAAGACGGAACCCTTGTTGTTGAGAATGAATGTATGGGTCGTGATAGAGTTCGCAAGATTTTGCATGCTTGGGCTGATTACATTGCAGACCGTGCCATACTGAGCGACAACCCTGAAGATACTCCACCTATCGATATCGAGGCAGAGCGAGAAGCTCTTCGTTTCGCTGAAGAAGAATACATGAAAAAACATGGCCGCCTATAAACTTGACATTTTTGGGCTGTTGTCCAACATTGACAGCCCCCGAAGCGGAGACATTTACGATAAGCTAACTGAAGACGAACGAAAGGGTTTTGCTCCATTAGTCGTCATGCGTTGGATGTCTGGAACTTCAGATGAGCGGCAGATTATGATGCTGAATGAATTTGTCAATCCGAGCGTTTTTACTCTAAGCGATCATCCACACCTTCTTATGCAATTGTTGCAAGTTGCATCTTCTAAGAAGCCCAAGCGATATGCTTGGCTAGGCGTAAAGTCTAACAAAAAATCTGTCGAATGCGTAGAAGTTATTAAACAGTATTTTGGCATCTCTGAACGGGAAGCTAAAACTTACTCTCTTCCGCCTCAAGAAGAAATCTTGCAAATGGCAGAAGAACTTGGCTGGGACAAAGATCGAATTGCAAAGCTCAAAAAGGAATTCAAAAGTGAGTGAATATACTCCTGATGGCTGGGTTGTAGTAGAGATCAAAGATGCTAATAAAACAGTGTTTAGGATCTTAGCATCCTGGTATGGGGGTTTTGCGGGCGTAGATTCGTGGAAACTTGGTTCTTCTATCGAGCATGTTGTTAAGCATGAAGATTTTTTCGAATTCAAAAATTCAAGCGGTAGCACTTATTTCTGTCAAAACGCTTCATATAGGATGTCTATGTTAGCACGTTCAATTTATAATACGCTTTGTGCCGATGCTGCAAAATTTAATGGCAGCATTCGTATTTTGGAAATTAGTGAAATTGAAACATTGAATGGTAAACTTCGCTAAAAATCACCTGCCATATTGCAAAACCTGCACGCAAACAGCCTTCGCAAATGTCTGCGTTTAGTTGGCCTGGAGATTAGGGCAAAAACAAATAAGGAATAGCATGCCAATACGATTTTCTAAAAATAGATTACCAGACTCAAATCGCAAAAAGCGTAAAGCGACGTACATACGAGCAAAGCGGCTAATGGTTCAATACCCTGAATGCGCCTATAATGGGGATTTTTATTGCGACCGTTTTTACGACTCCGAACATAACTGGCAATTAGTAGACTTTCATTTTTTCCATTCCAAAAAGAAGCTATATTTTGCTGTAGCTATGTCCACAGTGAATTATGAAGCTTACGCCCTGATTGAAGACAAAGCAATTGAGCTTGCAGACTTCCCAAGTTTCATTAAAGACAAAAAAGATGGTACAATTATGGCAGTACTGCCATTTAATGAAGCTTACAGAGAGGCCAGAAAACGAAAGAAGAAAATACAAGCCGAACTTTCAGCTCTGCCAGTAAAAGTGCAGCCAAAAATTGTTGTCAAAGACTATGGTTTGCCCGTAGTTGGTCTCCATGTAACTGTAAATACGCCACATATAGATGAACATGTCATTAGAAATTTTATCAGATTCTTCCGTGGATTCGGAGAACCTACTAAACCGGGATGGAAATGGAAAGGTGAAACAGTCACAGCAAAACCCACCAAGGGTCCCTAAAATTCTTAATGCTGAAGAGATTGCAGCACGTAGGATTCCTTTAGAAGATGCGGAAATAAATTTGGGCAAAATTGGCAACTGGTATTGCCACTATTGCACAAAAAGGTTTGCCACTGAAACTACCTTCATGAAGCATTTTTGTGAGCCACGTAGACGTGCTCAAGAGTTGTTAAGTCCTGTTGGACAAACTGCTTACGGGTTCTATCGTGAATGGATGCGGCAGAAGAAATTTAGTCAGCCTTCTTCTGCCGCATTCTTGGAGTCCAAATACTACCGCGCATTCATTAATTTCTCTGAACTTGTAGTAAAAGCAAATATTTCCAACCCGAACAAATTTATTTCGTTGATGGTCGAAGGCAATATTTTGCCAATTCTTTGGTGCCGCGATTCTGCTTATGCACTGTACTTGGACTGGTCAGACAAGATTTCAGATCCGCTAGATCAAGTTCAAGATTCGATTTCTTATTTGATTGATACTGCAGGTAAGGAGAAGGTTGATTTACGAGAGATTTTTACCCATCTCGGGCCGAATACAGTTTTGTCTTTAATTAGGCAACGTAGGCTGACTCCTTGGTTGCTATTCTGTTCTACAAGCTTTGGTGCTTTTTTAAAGACTCTGGACATGTCACAGCTTAAAGCTTTCAATCAGGTAGTAAATTCTGCTTATTGGGCAGAACGTTTTAAAACTGAGAAAGCAGCCATTGACAATATTAAGCATATTGCAAAAGAGATGGGGCTCTAATGGATGTCGATATTGATATAGTAAACACGTTTAACCCAAGCAAGGCTTTCGGGTGGACTAAAGCGAGCATGGTTAAGAATGGGAAACTCGGTCCACATCCTTGTGGGGTATATCCCCAACCAGTTCCGGTTGATCATCTTACGAAACTCTGTGCTATTCCATATGAAGAAGCCGAACAGGTCGGTTTTATGAAAATCGACTTTTTACACCTTAATGTATACTCGCATTTCAAATCGCGACAGGAAATTGAGGAGCTCTTATGCCTTGAACCGGATTGGTCAATTCTTTTAGACCCTGAACATCAGCCCAAATTGTTTCAATTAGCAAATCATTCATCTGTACTAGATGCTATAAAGCCAAAAAGTATTGTACAATTAGCAGACGTTTTAGCGCTTATTAGACCAGGAAAAAAGAAACTGTTAACGCTCTATCAAGCACATCCTATAGCAACAAGAACACTGTTGTATGCCAAAGATGAAAACGGTTATACTTTTAAAAAGGCCCACAGTATTGCATACGCTCACGTTATCGTCCTTCAACTATTTTTAATTCAAGCCGGAGTTTTATGAAACAACTTTCCCAAAAAACCATCGATCTGCTAGACATTCTTCAAGAAGAGTGTGCTGAAGTAATTCAAGCTATCTCGAAAATTAAGCGATTCGGGGTTGACAGCTATCACCCAGAAGATCCGTTTCGAACATCCAATATTCAACACCTAGTCATAGAACTTGGTGATGTGGTTGGCATGACTGACATGATTATGAACACTGAGCTATCACAGATGAATTTGAACTGGGATACTATTACCGAAGCTGCAAATAGCAAAAAGGCAAAAATTAAGAAGTTCATGCGAGACTGAAGGGCGTAATTCTATTAGTCGAAGGAATTAAAATGGATGTTTATAAAGTTGGAGGTGCCGTTCGCGATCAACTCATGGGGCGCGAGCCGAAGGATGTTGATTGGGTTGTAGTCGGGTCTTCGACTGAAGAAATGATTCGACTCGGCTTTAAGCAAGTTGGGGCATCATTTCCAGTGTTCCTCCATCCCGAAACAGGGGATGAATGGGCTTTGGCTAGAACTGAGCAAAAGGCTGGTGTTGGTCATACAGGATTTTCAGTAGAGACTGAAAACGTCACAATCGAATCAGACCTTAAGCGTCGGGATTTTACAACCAACTCGATAGCTTTCAACCCCGTAAACGGGGAATACATTGATCCATATGGCGGCGTGAAAGACATCAAAGCAAAAATTCTTCGCCATACATCTTCAGCATTTTCTGAAGATCCTTTGCGTGTTGTTCGACTTGCTAGATTTTATGCTCGCTATTCTGAATTTTCTGTTGCTGATGAAACCATGGAATTGTCAAAGCAGATTGTTAAATCTGGCGAAATGGATGCCATTTCAAAAGAGCGATTTGTAAAAGAGTTTGAGAAAGTCATCCTTGACGATGGTTCAGACTTTGGCAGATTCGTTGATCTTCTTTACAAACTTGGCGTATTTCAGAACGTGCGTTTTTTCAAAGATGTTTTTGGGGATATAAGCAGTTCACATCTTCTTGAAATGAAAAAACATTTTGAAGCTGCACGTAAGTGTAACTTGGGAACGAGTGAGATTTTAGTTGCGACTTTTTCTTCAGTTATGGCGCCAAATGCGGCAAAGGTTTTTGGAAATGATGTTAACGGTGCTTTGAACGCTTTGCAAATTTTTACTTCTGCTGACTATTCAGCAGAAGGTGTTGTTTATGCTCTAGTAAAGACTCGTTCTACAAATGCTATTAGCACGCACGCAAACTGTGCCCTAAATGTTTTGGCGGCACTTTGGCCGATACAACAAAATAACTTGCTTTTTTCAGCACATGATTGGAGAAAATTCGCTTCAATCACGTCAAATCTTGATATAATCAACCTCGTAGCAAATTTTGCTGGTAAAGAACTTGGACGCCAAATTAGTTTGGCAATGATTACTGCCATTCGACAGGAGATGAATAATGAAAGCTGAAAAAGAAACGACACTGTTTACTGTACCTAGTGGCTCTCGTCTTTATGGAACTTTCGGGCCAGAATCCGACTATGACTATAAGGCCGTAGTTCTTCCAAAGCTTGATGATCTGCTGCTTAATAAGAAGGTAACTAATCGCAAGGAAAAGCCTGAAGGGCGTTCACAGAGCGATAAAGTGCAGGCTGGGGAATCAGAAACCGAATACTTGCCGCTTCAGGTATTTTTTGATGATTTCTTTAACGGGCAAACTTACGCATTGGAAGTTGCATTTGCCGTTCTTAATGGCGAATCAGAACGTGTTAAGCCTTCAGAAGTTCAAATGATGAGGGAGATGGTTGATCATTATATGACCAATTCTGTGAAGAAGATGGTCGGTTATGCTATCTCGCAATCAAAAGCTTACGGCCTTAAAAATGATCGATACACTTCATTGAAGAAGGTTGTCGATACGATCAAAGACTACTTTGGTTCAGAAACTGAAGTAATGCGCAAAACTCGGCTTGATTCTCCTGAGTCCTCTGAGCTGATTGACAAAATCCTCAAGTTTCCAAACGTCACACGTATAGAAATTCTCAATGCTAAAGGAGGAATTGAAACCGCTCCTGGCATTCAAGTTATTTCTCCAAAGTTTTTGATGTCTAATACTTGGTGGCAAGTTTACAGTTCACTGTTGAATACGCTAGATTCATACGGGGAACGCGTTAAAAGCTTTGAGGGCCAGCATGCAGATTGGAAAGCGTTGAGCCATGCAATTCGCATTGTTGAACAGATTGTTGAGATTTCAAGAACCGGAGCGCTAATATTCCCACGACCTAATTCTGATTATCTGCGCTCTGTAAAAGAGGGAAAAGAAACAATTGAAGGGGCTTTGGCCTATCTTGATGCCCGTTTCGAAGAAGTAGATGAAGCTGTTGCTAAATCAGTTTTGAAGGAAAAGACTCAAGAATTGACTGACCAATTTAATATGTTTAAGTTGTCACACCTAAAGCGTCTTTACAATCTCACCGCTTTTTAAGTCGAACTGGCGTTCCTTCGACTACAGGAATTGCTTTTCTTCGTTTTATTTTCGATTCCGTATTAGCATGATTAAAAGTAGTGCCAATTATACGTGAAACATAGTTAGCATCAAAGGTCTTATAGATTGGCGAAAGCACGTCTGTAAGACCTTTTGCTGCGAGCTCTACAGATAGCGGGTGATCATCAGAGGCTCCATAAAACCAAAGATTTGCTACGCTTAGAAATTGTTGAATTGGTATATTTTCAGCTTCGGCATAATCTAGCACGTATGCCGTAATTTCATCAGATGAAATCCTATCAATAACGCAGAGATAATGTTCCCTTTTATATTCCAAGAGGGACACGTAAGATGCTTCCCCCGTATCTTCAACGCACAAGGTCGGTGCTTGATTTTTAGCCATAAATTCCTTTTATTTTTGCAAAATATTATTTATGTCTTCTTTCAAAGCGTCTATTTTTGCGGTATAATCGATTATGCAACCAAAAATAAGGAATTAAAATGAGTAATTTTATAGAAGTTATTAAAGCGTGTGAAACTGCTTCTGGTTCAGGAACCAAAAAAGTGATTAAGGCCGCACTCGAAAAAGCTGACGAAATTGCAAAACAATTGATTTGTGCAGCTTTGGATCCCTATCAGGTATTCGGCGTTAAGAAGTTTGAGATGCCTTCAATTGCGCCAGATGTCAAGATGTATGATGTAAATTATTCAGACTTTTTTGAAGTGCTTAATAAGCTTGCAACGCGTCAAATTACTGGAGATGCGGCTCGAGCAGCAGTCACGCAATCTATTTCAAAATTTCCCGAACATGCGCAAGAATATATTGCGCGAATTTTTGACAAGGATTTGAAAGCAGGATTTTCTGCAGATACCGCTAATTCTGCATGGAAGCAGGAAATTATTCCAGTATTCGAAATTATGCTTGCAGACAAGTGTGATAGCCCAGAAGAGTTCCTTGAGAAGGTAACGTACCCCGCCCATGGAGATTGGAAAATGGACGGTAACAGGTCCATCGCATTTGTTCGCCTCAATCAGCCTGTAGAATACCGTGCTCGTAGTGGAAAAATTTCTGAACACCTTGAAGGCATCTTTGATGAAGACATGAAGAAGATGCGTGATAATGTCGGCTATGACTTTGTCCTTGACGGCGAAGCATTTGCTTCAGACTTCACTGAAACCATGAATTCCAAAAAAGCAGGTAATGATGTTGCAAAAGGCAATTTGCGATTCCATGCTTTTTTCTTGATGCCTTTGACTGATTGGCTGGCCCAATCTACAAAGATTACTATGCGTCAAAATCGAATCGCTCTTTCAAAAATTATTGACGAAGCGGGTTGCAAAAAGGTTCTTATCACCAATGGGCGGGAAGTCAAAAGTTATGCAGATATGGTCGCGTACTGCAACGAAGTCATTGATGTTCATGGTCAAGAGGGTTTAATCCTAAAGAACTGGGATGCTGTTTATCAGTGGGACCGATCTATGGACTGGTGCAAAATTAAGCGCTTTTATGATGTTGACGCGCGTATCGTTGCTTGGTATCAAGGCAAGCCTAAGTCGCGTCTCCAGGGCACTTGTGGTGGCATCACAGTCGAAGGTCGAGACGAGCATGGTCGTGAATTCCGCTGTAATGT